GGAGTATAACCTCTCTTATGCTTAGTGAATGCTATAGCCGGATTGGGGCTGCATTACTAGGTGTCCAGATCCGTTCATCTGGATTTAAACCGGGACCACACCTGTCACAAGGCGTTTGCAGGCCTCGTTACGGTCGGCACTTTTCACCTAGAAGTCATGATGCAAACAAACTTCTTGGCTAGGACTCGGTGCACTCGCGTTCGGAAACCCTTGTGCGACGACGACCCCTGCCTGACTACCATACAGTGTCCCACCTATGTTTTAGAACCGATACTACCTCCTCAAAAGAAAGCGTTTACGAAAGTTGGAGATGTAGTTGTTAATTTAGATAAACGATATAAGCAAGGTGTTTTGCAGAGTTATCCAGATGTTAATCAGTGGAAGACTCTTGCTGAAGATACTTCCTTCTATGATAAGTTGAATACAGCTTTAGATGATATAGAAGTTGATGATGTCAAGGAAGAGGAGAAGCTAGAAGATACTCAAAATTATTATGACATGGCTAGTCATTATTCCCCTACGAAATCTGATATTGAAGAAGGAGAGCGCTTTATGAATGAACCAATTCAATGGAATCTTGAAAGCTCTGCTTGGGATAATAATGATTATTTGGATGATTATGGTGTAGGTGCTATTACAGTCAATGGTGAATTTGAAGTAACTAGAGGACTGGTAGATTATACCATTCGAGGTAAACATAACCATCATATAGTGCAAGTTCCTTATGAAGAAAATTTTGATAATGAAGTTTTTGATTGGAAGATTTATTGGATGCCAACTTTTGGTTATTGCACTTATTTTGCTCACATGATGGATTTAGTTGTGAAGAAGGATATTAATTATTTCAAGACAGCTTCTGGTACGCATTTATTAGCAGGTCTTGTTGGATTATTAGGCCCACCTCATTATAAGAATGAGTATAAGAAAGAAGATTATTATCACCAGTATGAATTTTTAAAAGATGAATATTGTAAAGTGATGAATATATCCAAACCCCAACCTGAATTGAAGTATCAGGATTTTGTTGATTATTGTAAGACGGTTGGGTTACCTCTCGCTGAACCAGGTGTAGCTGGAGTGGTATTATGTAAACGAGGTAATGTTCTCCATTGTGGTTATAAAACTAAACTAGACTTTGTAGACAAAGTCCATGAAGTTGCTGATACAGCAGAAATAACCCACAATGTTTTAATTGAACCGGATCACAATGATAGATTTGTTGAATTTATCTATGAATATCGGAATATTTATGGAGGAATGGATGCAAAAGTTACTCCTGCTGAAATGGAAATGTATTTTAGGGTATACGGGGAGTCTTTTTCATTGTTTCAGTATGATTCTAGGACTAAGAATATTTCGCAATTAAAATCTAATGTAGGTTTCACACTTCCTTGTAATAATGTGTTGTTTTTTGATACCCAAGCGGATTTAGAAGATCTATTTGCTAGGGTTTGGTGGAAGTGGGAAGATATTAAGATGGTTGCAGGAAATGAGGACTTGGAATCACCAATGCGTGAGAGCAACCCCCATACAGTAATTGATATTCCAACAGGTAAAGTTGTTACTGTATTGGATCAGAGTGATTGGCCTTTGTTAGGCTCCTCTGATAGTACTAGGAAAGATTCAGGTGCTAGTACTATAAAAGACCCTGTAAAACCACAGGGCCCTCCCGATAGGCATTTTGATGTTTCAAGAGACTTTGGTGAGAATCAATGGATATTTATGCGAGGGTGGAATAAAGTTTTTAGATATTATGATCGGAAGTATTATTTTGATGGTAAATTTTTAGTTCATCATGCTAATCCACGAGATAAGTATGTTTGTGTGAATCCGCATAGAGATGGTATGGTGAACTATTTAGGTATAAATTATTTAGTTCTGGAGGAGGAGAGATTAAGTGCTAGACAAGCCAGTAATGGTTTGAAAGTTGTTAAGTTGGTTAGAGATAGACCTCAACAAGATATTGATTATGATGAATTTGGATATCCTCTAACCGTCTTATATCAAGCTGACCCCTCAGAACTTCATCATAAGTATATAACGGAATGGTGTCTTATTAGTGGTCAATACCATAAGATTAAAACTGAATTTACCAACTGTGTGAGAGCTGCTCGATTATATGTTAGTACTGCTGTTAAAGGAGATGTTTCAGAAGACTGGGTAGCTTATAGGTTATATAAATTCGTTCAGAGTCAGTTTAGATTGGAAGATGATACCAAGAATATGGGAGATAGACAATTTTGGAGGCGTGGTTTGAATGATAGGAGATGGAGAACTTTTTGTATGATGTGGAAGATAGCCTATTATAGCCAACCAATTAAGTTCTTCAGTGCAATAGTTTTAATTATGGCCTTTTTCATCCATGCTTTTATGACGCATCAATTTTGGATCTCTGGTGTATGTTTCTTCTTATTCCTTTTAATTTTGTTTTATTTAGAAACCGAAATTAAACCTACTTACATGTCAGATTTCCGTGTTGGTAGGTTGGATGAATGTAGGATTCATCAAGAGTTGTCTTATGAGAAGAAAGCTGAGCTCTATTGTAATGATAAACTTGATACACCTTCTTTAGGTAATGTACGTTGTTATTGGAAGGGTGTTCAGATAGGGTTTCAGACCCTCTTATCTAAAGTTAAGAATTTCAAGAAGAAATTTTTGGTGACTGGAGTTAGTAATTTGGTTCCTAAGGAGTATATTTCCAGCTTACATAAGTTAGCTCCGAGTGATATGTTAGGAGGTCTTTGGGCCTTTATAATACGCGCTAGTACTCCATTAGCAGAACCTCAAGATGGATTTAGGGATTTACTAGCTGGTTACGTTCGAGTCAAAGAGTTTGCTGATGAAATGAATAGTTATATCTTGACTCATGATTATATAAAGTTTCCTGATTATGTTAAGAGTGTTTTGAGACGTAAACGAGCTGCTTATACTGAGGGTATGGAGAGATTTATAAGACGTCCTTTTATTCCTAATACTATGGGTGTTGTAGTTAAACCTGATGAAAAGCAACACCATAATATAGGGATGCCGGATGCCTGGTCTGATAAGTATAAGCCTCGAAATATTTATAATCCGAGTGAGCAAGTAAAAGGTGTATGTGGCTGGATAATGCAAATTTTGATGCATGCTATGAAAGTTGGTACAAGTTATGCTGATAATTTTGCAGCAGGTAAGAGTCCAACCGAGCTTGCCGCAGTTCTTACTCGTATATGGCACGGTAAGAGGAACCCAGTATTTATAAGTTGGGATGGTACTCGACATGATTCGTTACAACATATATGGTTCCTTAAAGATATAGATAATGCTATTTTGAAAGAAGTAGTGCCTGTTATATGTAGATTGGTCGGTTTTGATTCTGCAAAGACTGCTGCTGTTTTATCTAATCTCACAGCTCTACATACAGATGTTGAATTGTTGCAGAAAATTAAAGGAGTCAAGAATAAGAAGTTACTCCGGTTGCTTAAGGCTAAGGTATTCGGAACTGTATTTAGTGGTCATCCTTCTAGAACGACTTGGGGAAATACGACTCGGATATTGTTTTTGTCAAGGAAAGCAGCTGAGAATGTTGGTATGATTTGGAATGTTGATTTATTCCATTGTCAAGCTGGTGATGACACTTTAATTATCATGGAAGAAGAATGGGTAGACCGATATGAAGCAGAAATAAAACGGTTGTATGCTGGTTATGGTCTAAGGATGCAAGATTTTAGGGTTGGTCAGACCTTTGAGTTCTTATCTAGGAATGGATTTGTTGAACAAGGTCAAGTGCATCTTCGTCGCTTTGAGGATCGAGTAACCCAAACTGGTCTTTTCTCCGTTAAGGTAGGACAAGATGATATGGATGAATTTGATAAAGCTATTACTAAGCAGATATCATCTTGGGGAGAAGAGATGGTAGGAGTAGGCCCGTTCTGTAGGTGGAGAAGGTCCCATGAGACTTCTACGAGAGGTGCTATTAGAGTAACTTCTCGAGTCCAGAGAGTTCTCGAGGATGAATGGAACATTGTGAATGGATCTGAACAATCCGTTTATGGTGTCGTTTATGCACAGGAAGATAGAGCTTATCTGGCGTTGGACGCTTGTTTTGGGAATCCAGTATTATCCTGGATCAAGGCAGCGTAATCACCTTGGACTAGGTGATGTTTAGTGTTGTCCGTTAAAACACTCGTACCCATACGTAAGTTGGTGAAAATCGGATATATTGAAGAGAG